TTAGGAGAAGGAGCTAACGGTGCTGGTGGATCAGGCAACGCTGATTTTGGAAACGGTGGTTCGGGCGGTGCGAATGGTCAAGCAGGCGATAACGGTAGTCCATATGGCGGCGGTGATGGCGGTGCCTATGGCGGCGGTGGTGGTGGTGGAGCAGATGGCAATAGACCGAATTCATCTGGAGGACAAGGTGCTGTTGCTTTAACTTGGTACCAAGCAGCTATTTCTATTAATCCGAATGCTCCAAATCCTCCAACTTTAGATCACAATCAGAGATATGTACAATCAACGATTGATGTAGCAGCACCAACTACATTCACATTAGATCTATTTGAAAGTCAAAAGGTGTCTGGCAGTTACAATTGGAGTTTGTCAGGAACTACAACCAGTATATCTCCTACTTCAGGAACTGTAACATTTACAAATGGGTATGGCAGTATTGATTTTACCGTAGGCACGCCTTCTGGAACAGAAACTTGTACTTTTGCTACCGCCGGAAATGAGTTTACTTCTACTTTTAATTTAATAGCTCAATTGTATGCTATGACAGATGTTTATTTTAGTGTTTGTCAAGCACTAGTAAACAATGCAACCAACGCAAGTCATCAAACAGGTCCAACACAAGCAGAAGTACAAGCATGGATGACGGGTACTAATAATGGCGGCCAAGGTTATACCTGGGCAAGTAATACAAGCTATTTAGATGTTCCAGTACAAGGATATCAAAGATGGCAAGTTCCATCAGATGGTACTTATAGAATACGTGCAAAAGGAGCCCGTGCAGGATATACAGATAGCTATAGCACAACCACAGAACCATCCAATGTAGTTCAAGCTGATTTTAATTTAAACCTAGGAGATTATTTACTTATTGCAGTGGGTCAAGGGGTTCCTGTTTATAGTGGAGATCACTGCAATGGCGGCGCTGGAGCAACATGGGTTGCTAAAGGAAGCAATATTTCAACTTCAGAATGTCTGTTGGTCGCTGCTGGAGGCCCTGCTGGAACTTCAGACGGTAACGCTAAAGCAGATCCACCAACTACCTTGTCACGCAGTGTCAATGTTTCCGGTGCTGTTGGCACAGAAACAGATGGTATCAATGTAACCACTTACGGAGGAAACTCAGCTAATACCGGAAATGCACGTAGCGGAAGTTGGTTGGCTAATGGGTCAGCTGCAAATACACAAATCGGCGGCGGCTTTAGAACTTCAAGTCTTGTGGGGGGTAATTATAGTAATACCACTGCTGGCAATGGAGGTTTTGGCGGCGGTAGCGGCGGGTTTGATGAATCTGGCGCAGGCAGCGGAGGATTCAGTGGATCGTATGGAACTGACAACATATCTACCAACGGTGTTGGAACAAGTTTTATAGCAAGTTCTGGAGCAAATGGATTTTGTACTTTATCAGATACTAGCACTTCGTTTCAATCTACTGATTGGAAATCCGAAAGCCAGTTTCAAGGAATGGTGAAAATTACAAAATTATCATGAGATTAATAAGGAAAATATCAACATGCCAGTAAGAAATTTTAGATATATTGGTGATAAACAATCGAAAAGTGTAAGTGACGGTTCTGGAGTAGCAGAATTATATGATATCTATGCCAACAGACTTGGTAGTAATGTAGGTTATCCTCATACTCTTTATGTTACCAGTAATTATGACAGTGTTAGTTCTCTGATAGAAGGTGACAGATTCGGACCTACGTTTAATCTAGCAGGATATTATGTACAAGAAACATTCACTGTTTCAATATCCTCTGGAACTGGTTATTTTAGAGACAGTACAGGAAGCAGTTCTGCACCTTCGGTCAATACAAGCACAGGTACTGCAAGTATTACTTTTTCATCGTTTACTTTTACACTTGCAAGTGGTTTCAGCGCCAGTGGCGCTGGTAATACATTTACCATGAGATTGACAGGAAGTATAAGCGGGATAGTATGGGAAAAAACATTTAATATTACACAAGGCACTTATGATCTAACATTTAATAGTAGCAGTTATAATGAAGGTAGTAGTACAGCTTGTACACTTACCTACAGTGGAGCACCACCTAGTGAAACTATATACTATGGTTTTAGTCCTTACTCTAGTGTTAGTGGGAGTGGTATTACCTCCGGTGATGTTAGCAGCACTGTAACAGGATCGTTTACTAGTAGTAGTACTGGCAGCGGAACAAGGAATATAACCGGGCCAACAATGACCAATGACTTCTTAACAGAAGGTGCAGAAACACTTCAATGTAGAGTTTCGCATTACAATTTAAGTTCATTGAGTAGCTATTATCTAGATTTTGCAAATGTTACAATTAATGATACTTCACTGACACCCAGTGCTAGTGTAACCGCAAGCGCCACTAGTGTAAACGAAGGCAGTAGTGTTACTTTTACAGTTACCATGACAAATTACTCAAGTGGCTCGGTAAATTATACCACCACATTGAGTGCAGATGCCGAACCGTCAGACATTACACCTACGAGTGGTTCAATATCGATCAGTAGTAGTACTGGATCAGTATCGATAACCGCAGTAGCAGACGGCTATACAGAAAGTGGTCAAACTGAAACATTTCAATTGAACATTTTATCGCCCGGAGACGGAACCACTGTAATAGGAAGTAGTCCTGTGGTAACAATCAATGATACTAGCACAGGCACAGCTGAACCAGCAGGTATTGGCAGTGATCTACCCACTATTAACAGTACACTGAGCAGTTACACACAATCGACTGCCGTATCAACTGTTGTTAGTGCATTATCAGGATTGGGTTACACTACACTAGCAGTTATAGGGTACAACAACTGTGCAGAACTACTATCAGGTACTAACAGCTCGTTAACCGGATTCGGGTTTAGATATGACTTGTGGAATAGCAGCACCAACTACATGGATTTATCAGGTGGTTTTACTAACAGCACCTTAAATGGTTATCCTTATCTTGCCTATGCTGGATTTAATGCTAATACTTTTTATGGAACAGCCGTTGCGATGTACCGTGATTATACAAGTGCAACCACACTGTTAAAAAACCTGTGGTATCCCAACCAAGACAGAGAATTATACACACATGTTAGAAATGCCAACGGAACCACAGTAGAAGACACCAGCGGAAATACATCAACAATTTACAGTGATAACCAACAACCTACTACTAACGGATACTACCAAACTGGTAGGTTTTCAGCAGATGACGGGTCATGGGGTTTTAGAAACGGGCTTACAAGATTAGACGGCAATGGCGGTGGCTACCTCAATCAAGGCAGTACAAGTGCATATGGATGTGAAAATCCAAACGGAGGTGACTCTGCCGCAAATGACTTTTTCTGGGGAAGTGTTGCTGTGTCTACTACCTACAAGTTTTATGTGTTCACTAAGTTTTAAAGGAAAATCAATTGAGTATACAAAATACATATTATTCATTAGACGGCGCATATCCTGTGCTAGGTCAGTATCTTTATGACGAACCAGATAGATTTCCCAACAGATTGAGATTAGAAGACAGTAGTACAGTAACAGATTCTGACACCTTTACCAATGAAACACTAGAATCTGTGGGATATATTGCAGTTGATAAGCCTCCTATAATAACTGCGAGTCAAGTGTTAGAATGGGTCAGTGAAAGTTTATCTTGGAATATACGAGAAAAAAATGCACAAGAAATTGATGCCGAATGGGAAAAAGTTAAAACACTAAGAGACGATCATCTTAAAGTATTAGATTGGCGATTTGACAGATATAAATGCCAAGTTAGACAAGGATTAACTACAACTGACAGAATTGAAGTACTAGATGAGTATGCTCAGCAGTTGAGAAATATCACTGAGCAACAAGATGTTTTTAATATCAATTGGCCTATTCTAGATGAAAACGAAGTGTTAAATAGTTAGGCAGGAGAAAACAAATGGTAGATTTAGCAAAATTATATTCATTAAATGGAGATTATCCAACTTGGTTACCTGACAGAATAAGATTGAGTGATGGAAGCACTAAAACAAATAGAGAACTGTTTACACAAGAAGATCTAGATGATGCAGGCTGGACACAGGTTGAATTTCCGCCAGCAATCGAAAGTAATTTAAAATCCCACGTTTATACAATAAATGAACCATATGCACATACTCCTCAAAAAATAATTTGGAATGGTGTTGATTGGGAAATTGTAGACAAAGACCAACAAGAATACCAAGAAGAATGGGATAGAGTTAGAGAATACAGAGATAAATTGCTAAACGAAATTGAATGGAAAATTTACAGATATGAAAGCGAAGTAAGACAAGGGATTACTCCAACAGATGACATATCTGAGATAGACACATATGTACAAGCACTGAGAGATGTTCCTCAGCAAGACGTTGAAAGTCCATGGCATGTTGTATGGCCCACTGCTCCTACACAAGAAGAAGGTCCAGCAGCATCTGACGAACCTTAAAAACTATCCAACCAATTTGGTAAATCTAACTTGTCTTTTTGACGCTTGTATATAGTTTGTATTTTGTCTGTCATTTCTCTGTTGTTTAGCACAAGGTATGCACCTCTGTGTAAAGGCTTGGGCCAGCATCCCAATTCAACCCAAGCATAACCACTGCTTTCATGATTGCAGTTAGGTATAAACTCCTCGAACACTGTAACACAAAAAGCATTGTATGTAAACTTTTTATCGTCACTTAAAAATGTATGCAGTGGATAAACTTTTTCAATATCTGGAAGTATACCAATTTCTTCTTTGCATTCTCTGAGCAGTGTTTCTATTGGACGTTCTTTGCGTTCAGCTTTGCCTCCCCAAAAACTCCACTTGAGTGGATGACTTGAATTTTTACTTCTTTGTTGTAGCATTACTCTGCCCGTATCGAGGGCTAGAAAACAACATCCGCTTGCTTGTATCATTATAGGTATAGTCGCCAAAATCCTGGATTGTAAGTTCCTTCAAAACTGTTAATCCATTGTGAACCTGTCCATTTTAAACTGTCTAGTGTGGTTGTGTTTGTAGTATATTCTATACTGGTGATTGCATTGGCATCAAATACAACGTTCCATGCAGCACCGTCGTATTGTATTATGTCGTTAGCACTGGCAGTAGCACCAGCCCATTCAATGCCTGTGGGCAAATCTTTAAGAATCAAATATCTATCACCTGCAGTTGCCGCAGTAAGTGTTCCGTCACCTGGATAACTTAACTCTGGATCAATGACTGCATCTACAGGATCTTGTGTATTGCTGGGTGTTGTTGAATTATCCAATACAATATCTAGTAGGTTTTTATTACTGGTGTTCACAGTTATTGTTCCTACTACGTCTCCGGTGGTATCTCCGGGGTCATTTGTTTGTTTCAATCTAATTTGACTCACATCATCTCTGAATTCGCCAAATGGTTCAAACACACTTTCCCAACTCAATATATTTCCAGCACTGTCTAGGTTACTGCCATTTTGATTGAGCAATTGTGCAGTTGCACTGCCGCTAGAATTAACTTCAAATTTCATTTTGTATTGATCCAGTGTTACCACTTTGTAGCTGGTAAAGATTGGAGTGTAGTTTCCTCCTGCTCTCAAACTTTCTAATCCTGCATCATTTACTTCGTCTATGTTGTCAATGATAGTGTGGATAACTGTGTTTCTGATAACTTTAGCGGGAGGATTGATCAGTACAGGCAATTGGAAAGTAAGTGTACTGATATCAATGATATCATCTACACCGCTGGGTATTGCTCGCATGCTCCATGTTGTGCTGATCAATTCAACATAACTCAGTGTACTCCAATCCAATGGATTGTTGTTGGTGTGTATGTTAAGTGTTGGATTGAACAGTACCAGTATTTGCTCCAGCAATTGCAGTTTTTGTTCTGTGTTTGATGTCCACAAATCCACCTGCATGGTAAGTGTATAAGGCACAGGCTGGTGTCTTTTGATACTGTATACCTGTCCTATTTCATTTTCGTAGCTGTTGGTAAATTCGTTGTATTTCTTTTCATACACAGGCATGGTTTCTTCATACTGCGGAAAAGTCCTACTCTGTGGTGCAGTTTCTAGTCCTGTTACATGACAACTGATAAATGGTGTTGTTTGCAACATGTTCTCACTGTTTTCTCTGACAATGTGTGCTGCCATTCTACTAACATCACCATAACGCACAGGCACTGTTTGATACACAATGTTGCCTTCACTGTCTGTGTGCATAGCAACTTGGAAACCTGCAAAGATACGAATAAACTGCTGAATATATTTTCGCAGTTGTTTATCGTAAAAATACGGTACCGCTGTTATTTTTGAACTTTCGTATGCCATGTGTGTCCTTACAAATACACTTTGATTCTACTAGTATTTATAAGGCAGTTTCATTTAGTAAATCTAAGTAATGCACTGTGTTGTGATTCAAACTTAAAGTTGCATACCATCCGTAATCTGTGTTAAGTGTACTTCCAAATACAGCTACTCCTTGACCTATTGCAACTCTGTGACCTAGATCATTTAATGACGAACCGAAATATGTAACCAGTGCATTTTGTAGCAAACTTCCTGTACTAGCATCGAATATATTCCATCTAGAATTATTGCCAGGTTCTCCTACAATAATGTGACCAGCTCCTACAGCTACATCTGTTCCAAAAAAGTATTCTGTTGTAACAGCTGGTCCAAGCAGCTTGAACAAGTAATTTCCTAGTAAATCATAAACATAAGCAGCACCTGCATTACTGTCACTACCGTTGTCTGCTAGTGGAGCTCCTACTACAACTCTGCCATTGCCAATGGCTACACTTTTACCAAAGCTATCGCCTGCTGCACCGTCTGGCGCATTGATTTTAATTTCATTGTTGCCATACAAGTCGTATATATATGCACTTCCGCTGGTTAAACCATTGTCATCGTTGCCATAAGCACCTACAACAATTCTGCCATTACCCACTGCACAACTAGTACCTAAATAATCTTGTTGCGCACTGTCTGTGGGTATTACCTTTTTGATAAGATTACCACCCAGTGTATAGATATAAGCAGCACCGCTATCTGTTCCTCCTGCATCACTGTAATTGGCACCTACAACAATTCTGCCATTGCCGATAGCTACATCGCTTCCAAATGCATCACCGTCCGCGCTGTCATCTGCTGTCAATACAAATTTAGTTGCGGCAGCATTGAGACCTGTTAATGATTGATCATAAACATGAACAGCCCCTCTGTTGGTGCCTGCTGTGTCATCTTGCGGTGCACCCAATACTATCAAGTTGTGTCCAATGGCAACGCTTTCACTCATTCTTGTGTTGGTGGGATTTGTATTATCGTAAAATGTCTCTTCATCACTGGTGTTGGGGATTGTTAGAACACTTGAGAGATTCGCACCACCTCTACTCAAGTTAAAGTCTGGCGAACCTTGTATTATTTGTCCAGCATTGTAGTCTATCTTAACTTCAGTGCCGCCGTATGTTGTGTTGTTACCCACATAATTAGCCTCCTCAACAGTTGAGACAACAGTGCCTGTGGGTTGATCTGTGTTAAAAGCATACGCTGTCTTTTCATCTAGTATTACTGTGTTTGAGTTATTATCTCTAAAAGCCATTATACGTATCCTTCGCCTGTTTGATCTATCAAGGTGTTGAAGTTTTGTTCAAATGTGTAGATGTAAGTCTCACCTGTATCTAGGTTTGATCCGGTATCTACTCCAGTATCTCCAACTACTATTCTACCTGATCCTATTGCAACTGCGGTGCCAAAGCTATCCGAATTTCCTTGGTTTGGCCCTTCTAGTGTTTCTATAAAATTACCATCTAAATCAAAAATATGAGTTTTGCCTTGGCTAGATGTACCTTCTCCATATGCACCGATTGCAACTATTCCTTCGTTAACACTAACACTGCTTCCGAAATATCCATTTGTTTGTGGGTCGGGCGATTCTATAGCAGCATAATTTCCTAGATAATTTCCGTCTAAGTCATACATATAAACTCTGCCCATATTAGTTATTGCAAACGGAACAGTTTGCCCAGTAATAACGTCCCATTGTTCTGCTAGGTAAGCACTTAATAGTATACGACCACTGCCTACACTAACTCGATTGCCTACACTTGCAAATCCCGTAGAGGTATAATTTTGGGGACTGTCTATTTTTTTAATCAAATTACCGTGTAGATCATAAACATAAGCACATCCTGAGGTTACTCCAAATTGACTATCTTGGTTGCCTTGTGCACCTATTACAATTCTTCCACAGCCGCCGCTCACACAACCTCCGAAGTAGCCGTTCAATATTGGATCAGGGTTTTCAATAGTTATCACGCTAGCAGCTATGTTTGCTGCACTTAAATCATAAATGTATACTTTGCCTGCACGAGTAAATCCACCAATATCAGCTCGGTAAGCACCAACTACTAATTTGTTGTGTACAACTGCTATTTGATATCCAAAGGCATCACTGCTCGGTGAATCAGGATTATTTAATATAATTTCACCAGTTCCGTCGTGATTGAATATATAAACCTTTTCTCCAGATGTTGTTGTTGTTCCAACACACACATATTTAGAATGTAGAGCAACAGATCGTCCAAAGTCCTCATTAGTCACTGCTACACTTGGTGTTATTACTAGCTTGTTTGAACCGTCTAAGTCCATTATTTCTATTGCACCTATGTCATTTAACCCTGGCTCGTATTGCGGTGTCCCTGTTACTATTTTTCCGTATCCTGCTGCTACTGCATATCCACTGTTGGTGTAACTATCGTTTGTATCATATGCCGGGATAGTTACTCTAGTTGATTCTATAGTACCAGCTGGCTTTTCAAAGTGAGAAAATCCCAACGCACAATCGTCTGCTATAACTTTGGTTGTTCCTGCGTAAAGCGCCATTATTTTTCTCCCTTGTGATATTCCAGTGCATCGTGCATGGTGTAATTGTATGGTGTATCATACACATAAACAGCACCTGAGTTTTCAGCACCTGCGTCTGCATAACGTGCGCCTACCGCTATTTTGCCGTTACCTATTGCAACTGCATAACCAAAACCATCGCTTTCCACTGTGTCAGAACCTATCAACTTGGTAATAAAATTACAGTCTAAATCATAAACATAAGCACATCCACTGTTCGAACCGTTTTCGTCTGCTAGATATGCACCTACTACAATACGTCCATATCCTACATCTAAACTCTGACCAAAGCTATCGCCTGCCGAAGGATCAGGCTGTTCACATTCCCCCACATAGTTTCCATTTAGATCGTACACATACACACTACCTTGGTTAACGATTTCGTCTGGGTCGTCGGTGGTAGTACCAACAACTATACGACCTGATCCTATAGCTAGTTGTCCAATACCAAACTGATCACTCGATTCGGGAAATGGATTATCTATTCGTTTTAAAAAATTTAAATTCGAATCTTGAAGTATTAAATGACCATAGTCAGTAGTACTTTCCTGCGGGTTTGTTGCAATTATTCTATTATTTCCTACTGCTACTTCAAGGCCATACTGATCGCTTATCCCAGACCCGGTGGGGTCACTGCTGATCCACGTAGAATAATCTGACAGATTTATTTTAACCACTTGACCAGCCGAGGAGTCAGACCCTATAGTTGCTCTATAATCGCCAACTACTGCAACTCCGTTTCCAGCAGCTACCTTTGTTCCGAAATACCCACTGCTGAGTGGATTTGGAGCATCTATTGTAACTTCGTTAGAACCGTCTATGTCATAGATATAAACTCTGCCTTGATTATTTGCTGTGCCATCCCATTGATAAGCCCCGACAATAATTTTTTGGTATTTTTCGTCGATCGCAACTGTATATCCAAAAGAGTCGCTGCTGCCAGCATCGCTAGCAGTTATAGTAAAATGTCCAGTGCCATCTAAATTCCAAACATGCACTACCCCTGCACCCGATACTGCATCGTCGTCATTATAAGCCCCTGCAACAATTTTACCGCAACCAATTGCTAATGCATTGCTGCCATTGGTAAGAGTGTCGCCTACACCAGGATTTGGATGAACCAATTTTAGTTCATTGCTGGGCACTGTGGTTGTATCGCCACCTCCCCATACATAGGGTATGCCATCTTTGGTTGTTGGTACTCTGTTGTTTGGATATTGAAATGCCATTTATGCTGTGCCTTTAAGTCCTTTGATTTCTGTTTGCAGTTCTTTGACTGCTTCAACTAAAAGTGCAACCATGTTTTGATAGTTGATTGCTTTTGTTCCCATCATGTCATCACGAGTGTGTACCATTTGTGGAAGCACTTGTTCTACTTCCTGTGCAATCAAACCAATTTGATCATCTTGACCATACATGGTGTACTGTTTACCATTTAACTGTGTTACTTTTGCCAGTGCATCAGTGATGTTTGTGATGTTTGACTTCAATCTTGCATCTGATGTTGTAACAAAGTTTGTTGCAGTAACATCGCCAGTGATAGTGATAGCACCTGTTCCTGTGATGTTGTTGCTGTTCATGTCTAGGTTTGCACCCAGTTGTGGACTGGTATCTGCTGCAACACCGCCCATTCCGTCTATGGTGGGAGGCGTGTAAGTGAAAACACCTGAGGTATTGTTGTATGATAAAGCGCCATTACCGCTTGGGGTTCCTTCAGCGCCTACACTGAGTGCTGTTAGTCCAACAGCGCCAATTCCACCTGCTGTTGGAGGCGTGTAAGTGAAAACACCAGTTGTGTTGTCATATGCAATACCACCATCACCGGAAGCTGGCGCTTCAGCACCAACACTGAAAGCTGTGAGGTCAACGCCACCGCCACCGCCACCACCTGACTGTGCAACCCATGCATAGTCTGAGCCATCCCAACTGAGTACATACCCTGCTGTTGGATTGCTTTGGTTCAAATGTGTGTCAACTCTAGCATCTGTATAGTAAACATTGGTGCTGCCTTCATTGAGTGCATCTGTGTTTGTTGGTACATCACTGGTAAGTGCTAGTGTACCTGTTGTTGTTGGTAGTGTTAGTTCAACATTACCGCTGTAGCTGGCATGTGCAGCTGATTTAATTCTAGTTCTGTGAGCATTTCCTACTTCACAATACAAGTCTACGTAGGCAGGATTACCTGTGTCTGTTCTAACTACAAGTGCCCCATCTTCGATGTTTACATAAGTGTCCACTGTGATTGGACCTGTAGTACTGTTACCTCTACTGGTTACACTTGCTAGTGTATCTGTTTCAGTAGATGAACTATCCCAACTTGATCCATTCCATGTCCAAGTTATGCCACCAACTACGTGTGTATCGCTAATACTAGGATTGCTTGGAAATGTAATTGCCATGTTATTATCCTCTCAATATATTTATTCTTAAACTGCGGCTTGTCCGCTACTCAAAACCCATGCTGTACCGTTCCAGATACAGTTGTACATACTAACATTTGCGTCTCCTAATCGCCAAACAAAGGCAGCTGCTTGAGCTGTTGTGTTTGCTCCATTGGTATATATTGCATTGGCTACCGTTATGTCAGCATAACCTGCACCCGCAACTCTCCAGAATTTTAGCTCTTGTCCAATGTAGGTTCCGTCTGCTAGTGTGTATGTTTCACCGTTTGTTACAAAATGATTTGCGATTGCTACATCTATTGCACCTGCATTTACTGCATCAATTGCACCAGATGATTTTAACGGTACACTGTTGATAGCTAAAGATTTTTCGTCTGCACTGAGTTGTATAGGTATTTCGTTGTCACCCATGTACATACTAGTGCTACTCAAATACAAGTGACGTACTTTGTATTCTGCACTACCAATATCGTATGTTGAGTTTGTAGCAGGTATAAGATGTCCTGCTGAAGTGATGTCCCATCTAGCAGTGTTTTCAGTTTTGAATTCAATATTACCGTCTAATCCTGTGTCGGTTACAGTAACAGCACTATCTCCTTGTGTAATTGCATTAGAACTACCACCGCCACTAATATCACTTAGTAGTGCTACTGTACCACTTGCATCAGGTAGTGTAATGGTTCTTGCCGCAGTTGGTTCTGTTATAACAATTTCACTGTCGAAGTTTGTTCCGGAGAATTTTATGCTCTCCATTTTTGTTCCGGTAATGTTAGTTGTAGGCAATTCTAATGCACCATTGCTGTTAACAAGAGGAATTACACCGCTATCTTTTGGAATGTCAATTGTATTGCTAGGATCGTTAACTGTGCCATCAAATCTTAGTGTTGTATAAACGTTAGTGTTTCTTAGATTTTTAATTGTTTTTGTAGTTGATATTACTAACCCGCCAGATTCAAAATTTGCTACTGCTGAATTTCCTGGTTTCATTATGATTGAAGTATCGTTGGCTTCAATATTTGTAGTGTTACCCCAATACAATTCAGTATCTGCTAGCAGATTTACATACAAATTAGTACCTGGTCCGTACTCTTGTCTAAGTACAACCTCACCTGTTGCATCCGGAATTGTAACAGTTCTATCTGCTGTGGGATCTGTAACAGTTAGTGTTGCTTCGAAGTCATCTGCTGTGGCACCTTCAAATATCAAGTCTCCTGTTAAGTTAACATCACTAGCAGTGTTAATTGCTAGTGCAGTCCAACTACTGCCGTTCCAGGTCCATGTAACGTTACCTACAACGTGCGTGTCGTTTAAATTTGGATTTGATGGAAACGAAATTGCCATTAGTTTGTCCTCTCAGTGTATTTATGGTGTATCATCAGCTGTAACTTTCTAGTTTTCCTATTACTCTGAATGAACCTCCAGGTAAACCAACTGTAAATGTTACAACATCTACTCCATTAGATGTTCCTGTAGGAGGTGTGCCGCCCTCCCATAATATTGTTAGTGGCAAGCTGTTTATTTGGAATGCAATTGGGATATAAGGTGTTGCATCTTGAATAATTGGAAGAGTAATTGTTCTCCAAGTATCAATGGTATTACCTGCTGGTCCGAAGTTAAACAAGTTTACAGTCCAGTCACTGGCTGGTTGGTCATTCCAAAATACATATGTTTGTGCTAGGTCATAGGTTACTACACCGGTTGGATTGGTTATTGTTACTGTTTTGGTAACAATGCCATGATTTTCAAATAGTAAGTCACCGCCAGACACATTTAGTCCTAGGTTGTGTTGAGTAACACCAGTAAATGTACTTGTTCCTGTTACAGCAAGTGTACCACTCATGCTCACACCTTCAGCTGAATTAGTACTATCAATTTTTAGTATGTCTGCTTTGCCTGAACTTGCATAACTGTAAGCACTGGCTGTGTTGTCTATCACAGTGTGTGTTACTGCCTGCGGAGTACTGTCTATTGCAGGTGCTTCTAAAATCAATGTTGGTGCTTCCACTGTCAGTTCATCGGGACGCATGTCAATTTTACTTTGTGTATTCGGCGCAAATAATGCACTACCACACAGTAATTGTAATCTACCATCTAGATTCCCAGAGTCAACATGTGCATAGATAGCAGCATTATCTAAAGTAGTGTTCATATGTAACACATTGCCGCCAATACC